CCTGGGTCAAAGTATGCACCCATGTGCATCAGTTGATTAACACCAGATGCATCGTGCCAGTACTCGCGTTGTGAGCTGGCATCAGAACGATCAATGTCGGCACTAAAGTAGATATTCTTGGCCACGCTGGACCACTTGCTACCGGGTGCTCCAGCCATAAAAATATATTTCATATCAATCCAATTTAACAGTTTCCAACACCGGCATAAAAGTCTTGCGTAATGTTTCCATTTGTCTACGAAGTCCTGCAGGTGTTAATTCTTTGTTTTCTACAAATACAACCTGCTGATGTATCCATTCTTGGTACTCTTTACTTTGTGCAGCCGGTACAAACTGTGTCAAATACCAATCAACAATTTCCCGAGCAGTATTGGACGGTAATACAAGTGCCCATGCAGCATACACTTCGATGCCTGGCGCCACTGTCTGCAGCAAGGGCACAGCAGGAAACTGTGGCATTGTGCGGGTACCAGTGAATCCAATGGCCTTTACCTTACCGGCTTCGACCAGGGGTTTAGCTACAGCAATTGGCATAATACCAAACTCAGTACCACCTGCATCTTTGGCCACGCTAGTGACTGCTTGTAGCGGACCGTTGAAGTTGATGGTTTTGACCATGTCAGCATTTCCGTTGTTTTTAAACATGAGATATTCAAATGCTGTACGATGTGCGCCACCACCAATTGCCACATTGACAGGTTCTTTTGTTGCTTGTATACGCTTGACAAAGTCTTCGGGTGTATTTACAGAGCTTTTGACATGGGCTACTAAAACCAACGGACTCTTACCAATTGTCATTACAGGAGTAAACTCGTCATAATTGAATTTCTTAACAGACTTCTGCCAGATATCGTTGGTGACAAATGTACTCATATGGCTAGGAAGTGCAGCTGTATATCCGTCCGGTGCTGCTTTAGCAAAACTGTTCATTGCAATCACACTGTCTGCGCCAGGTTGATTTTGAATGATAAAATTAATTTTTGGGTTTTGTTTTTCAACAATACTGGCCAACTTTCTAAATGCTATTTCGTTACCGGATCCAGGTGGGTTGCCGATTACAACAGTGATGGGCTTGGTAGGTTCCCAGGCAAAGGCTGGTGCCATTGCTATAGTTAGCAATAGCACAGAGATAATACGTTTCATTTTTGTTCCTCGTGAAAATATAATGATATATAGTTGAATAAAACAAAGACGACAAAATTTTTTGCATCTTTGTAATTTTATTTACCTTTTTAGAGAAAAAACTAATGAATAGTAAAATTTTAAAGTGTATTGAAGAAAATTTGCAAGAAGCCTTCAATATTGACAAGTATGAGTATGTTAGGCATACCATCAAACATGATTGCAAATTGGATGACTTGCCATGGACGCCTGCACGTAAGAAGAAGCTGATACAAAAATTAGAGTCCGTATTTGGGGTGCCTGTTGAACTGGAAGGCACCATTGGTGATCTGGTAGAACGCACTGATGTACGCTACTTAACGTGGTTCTTCGGGGAAGTATGGAAGCCACGTACAGAACAGTATCAATGGACAGGCTATCGTATTGCAGAAGAAATTTGCCGTGCCGATCCAAAGAAGGTATTGGATGTAGGCTGTGGATACAATCCTTTTAAGGGACGTATTCCTAATTTGGTAGGCATTGATCCTTATAATAACTGTGCCGACTTTCAGGTTGATATTTTGGATTATCGAGTAGAGCCTGAATCATACGATCATATTATTGCACTGGGATCAATTAACTTTAACAGCCGAGAGGATATTGAACTGAGATTTGGTGCTACAGTTAATTTGCTGGCACCAGGTGGAAAGCTATGGATGCGTGTTAACCCTGGGCATGTTCATAAAAATGGACCATGGGTTGAAATATTTCCATGGTCCTTTGAAATTGCTTATGAGTTTGCTAAGAAGTTCGATCTAACACTTGAAAATGTAAAACAAGATCAAGATAGACTGTTCTTTTTATTCAGTAAACCTTAACCTGTAATAATTGATTTCTTAGCCGGCACATCGATGCCGGTAGTTGCTTTAATGTAAGAGACTTTGACATCTTCTCTAGTGGGGGCAATCATCGAAATTGCTGATGCATACAGGATCACATCCTGGTCCATTACAGCAGTAAACATGCTGGGCATTAGCATTGGAGCACCGCCGTTGGGGCCAGGCCCGATACTGACTGGATGTTTGACAATCAACATACCGTCTGCAATTTTTATAATTTTTGCCACAACTTCTTCACCAGATGCAAGTTTGATTGTGTTGATTTCGCCTTCGTTCATTGTTATCCTTTAAGTTGGGTCCAAAATTCTTCTGTTTGAGTAGCTAGACCCTGATAGCCGCCCGGAATAAGTGTTGTGCCATTGAAGACCTGTGGTACACTACGCAGGCCTTGATCTACTAAAAATTCACGGGCTTCTGGTTGCTGTTCTAAGTTAATTGTATTATACACTATTCCGCGAATTTCTAATAGCGTTTTGGCTTGATCGCAGTAAGGACAATTATCTCGTGTATAGATTGTTAGTTTCATATTTTTCTCCTTGTTAAATATTTGGAAGTTCATCGTAGTTGATAATTGAATCCATCACCCCAATTACATAATTCGTTGATTCTGTTTCTTGTAATGCTGATTGCTTCTTGCTGATATCTGTATGCTTGTTGAACCACGGGATTGGAGTAGTACGCGGTGCTGTGCCTTGATACTTGATACCAATTTGTTTCAGTGCATCTACTGCTGTGTAGTCTACAAAGTCTTTTAGAATGTTGGCGTTAAGCCCAATCACTGGACCCATTTTAAACAGGTAAGTGGCCCATTCTTTTTCTTCGCGGATAACATCTTTGTAGATCTCATACACTTCTGCTTCGCATTCGGTTTTGATTTGTGCAAAGCGCGAATCTTCTTTGACAACCTGATTGATCAAGAAAGCTGTCCAGCCCTTGTGTAGCAATTCGTCCTGTAGAATCAAGCTGATGATATTGCCATTGCCAATGAAGATACGATTCTCTACCATGGCCAAACTTGTAGCAAAGCTGACCATAAAGCGAAATGCTTCCAGTGCATAGCTGGCATGTAGTGCTAACCAAATTGCTTTGATGTGTTCATCTTGGTAGACATTATCAGGGTTGAGTTCTTTGCGACAGTTTAATCTATGCAAATAGTCGTAGTACTTGCCCACGCTGCTTGCCATACCAACAATTTCTTCTGTGTCGTGAATTGTGTTAAACACATCTTTGGGCACATTGTAGATGTTGCGGATGATGTGACTGTAGCTGCGACTATGAATATTTGTTTCAAACATCGACCATATTAATACTAACGCTTCAAGTTCGGGTAGACTAACTACCGGAGAAAAGATTTGTACTGGACCTCTTCCTTGTATACTATCTAAGGCTGTTTGTCTCAATAAGTTACTAGTGAAAATATGCTTTACGGCATCGCTAGCATCCTTAAAATCGGCTGCATCTTTAGTTAGACTGATTTCTTCAGGAACCCAGAAAAAACCTCTTTGTGTTTTTTCAAAATCGGCAATCTTATTATATTTGGTTTCTTCGAACCTTTGTACCGTTACTGGGCCTTCGGGATCTAAAAACATTTTTCGTTGAAGATAATTTGTCTTTTTAGATAAATCGTATTGTGCATTACTCATTGTTTTTCCTTACAGTTGTCAAAATGCCAACGCGGCATTGTTATTGCCCCGCCCTCTTTACCGCAATGCGGACAAGTTTTAGTAGGCCTTGGTGGCTTTAATTTCATTGTTTCTCTAGTTTTACTTTTTGATTCTTCTGTATGGTTAGCCGGTCCGTTACCGCCATTGGCTAGTTGTGCCTTGCTAATATTGTCTCTATGTAACAGACTTTTTGGCTTACGCATCTTTTCTTTTGTGGATTCTTTCTTAGACTTGCCTTTACTCGATAATGTTTTACCGTATGTGCAAAATACTGTTACTCCTTTCGATGAATCAAAGTATCGTTTGTTTATGCACAAAGGATCACCAATGTTGTCTTTAATAAGAGTTTGTTCGTAGATAAAGCATTTATCCGAATCAGGATCAGTATAGATTATTTTATATTCAAACGAACTAGTGCTAGTATCTTCGATTAATTTCTTAATTTCGTTCGAAGATGTAAAATAATTATTCCATAAGTCTTGCTCCGGAAGTATACCCTTATCGATATGCTTATATCTAGATCCGTAATAAAACTTTCCTGTAGGAAGATGCTTGATATAATAAACGTATGCAGGTATACTATTCATACTAGAGTTTACACGACTCACATGATTCTTCATCATCAAAATCAATCTGTTCAAGTGGCGTATCTGGGGCTTCTGGCGCGGCCTTACTACCTTGTTTGTTGATCAGGCTGTAGTAGAAAGTTTTAATGCCCCATTGGTGTGCTTGCATCAAATTCTTGGCAATTAAAGTTGTTGGGACTTTGCGTCCAGGAAAGTGTGCAGGATTATAGAATGTGTTAGTACTGATACTTTGATCAACGTAAGCTGCAAGTACAGCCGCAGTCTTTAAGTAGCCGTCACAGTCCTTCTGTTCCCACATCAGCTGATACCGATTCTTTAGCTTTTGGTATTCCGGAACAACCTGTACCAAGGATCCAGCTTTTGATTCTTTAACAGTAATCAAGCTCATGGGAAATTCAATACCGTTGGTACTGTTGATAACAACTGAGCTGGATTCAACAGGTGCAATTGCCATTTGCGTAGCATTACGTACTCCAGATGTGATCATGCGTTCACGCAGGGGTTCCCAAGGAAGTTCTGCGGCGAAGTCTGTCAGCTCGTTGACACCAGCAGCACGTAATTCCCAAGGAAACTTGCCTTGTCCGTAGCGTGTTTGGTCTGAACCCAAGCACTTGCCGCGTTCTTCTGCCAGCTCTACACTGGCTTCTGTCAGATAGAAAGCTTGATGCTCCATCCAAGATTTAACTTCAGCTAATGCATCTGCATCGCCGTACTGGAGGCTACGTTTAGCATGCCAGTAAGCCAAGTTGGTAATACCAATACCCAGCGGACGAATTTCATCATTGCTTAGTTTACTTTGGATTGACAAGAAGTCTTGATAGTCTAAGATGTTGTTTAGGCTGCGATGCAAGATGCGACAAGCACGACGCATATCTTCCGGATTACGGAATGCACCCCAGTTGATAGAACCCAATGTACACAGAGCAATGCGACCTTTATCGTCGTCAAGTCTTTGGAATGGCACAGTAGGCAATAAAATTTCACAGCACAAGTTGCTTTGGAAGATTGTATGATACTCAGGATCAAATGGACCTTGATTCATTACATTGTCAATAAACACAAGATAGATACGTCCTGTGTCTGTACGCTCTTTAAGCAGGCCTGACTTGAATACTTCTTCAGCTGATATTGTTTTCTTGCGTAGATCTTTACGCTTTTCGTACTTAACATACAGCTCTTCAAACCGAGCTGTGTTGCTGTAGAACGCTTGATGTAAGTCAGGCACTTCGTTGGGGTCAAAGAAAGTTATGTTTTCTTTGTTTTTAAATCGTTTCCAGAAGAAAGCACTAAGCACAACCCCATAATCCATATGACGGACTCGGGTTTCTTCTGTTCCTTGGTTGTTCTTAAGGACAATAAGATCATCAAACTGGTAATGCCAAATAGGATAAAAAACTGTAGCACTTGCATTACGAATACCTCCTTGACTGCAACTACGTAGGTCACCAAACCATTTCTTCAAGAATGGAATCATGCCTGTGTGCTGAATCTCGCCGCCGCGAATGGGTGCGCCGAGTGGACGTAGGCGTCCAATCTCAAGACCAATGCCGGCTCTTTTAGCGGCATACTTGGCCATCATTTCTCCTGAAGCAAAGATGCTATCAAGATTGTCATCACTACGAATAAGAACACAACTACTGAACTGTTTAGTTGGAGTTCCCAACCCGGCCAGAACAGGAGTGGCAAGAGTAAAAAGACCGTCAGACGCCGCATTATAATATTCCTTGATGTATTTCATACGAGCCGAGCCAGGCTCTTCACTGTGAAAGACTGTTGCCGCAGCTACCATGTAACGAACTTGTGGAGTTTCGTAAGTTTCTTTTGTAGTACGATTGCGTACCAGATACTTTTCGATCAGCTGTTCAATTGCAGCATATCCATACTGTTCATCTTTGGCATGATCCAAGATGTCATCCATGCGATTCCAGTCATCTTCGGTATACCAAGTCAATAGTTCGCTAGTATATACACCTGCTGCTACATTTTTGCATACGATTTCGTACAGGCGAGGAGGTTCATAGGACCCATATACATCTTTGCGTAGCATTGATAAACGTTGCTTGCCTGCCACGTATTGATAATTGACATTGCCAATATCAGGATTTGATTCTACGTCAATTAGGTCGACTATGGCACGTAGAGTAATTTCATCAATTTCTTTGGTGGTAATACCATCATAAAAATGTGGTTGGCTTTTGATTTCTATCATGCTTTGACTTACATCTGCTGTGCCACTGCAGACCTTGGTAATTTGTGCTTGCCATTTGTCGATATTCAGAGGCTCACGATTACCGCTTCTTTTTTGTACTTGAATTGTCATGTGTCGCTTATTGTAAAAAACTTTCTAATTCAGAACTGTCGATCATGTTCTTAACAGTGGGGATTGGTGTTGAGTGGGTATTTAACATCTCGCCCGGTGCCCAATTCAATATATATTTCCCATGATCGACCTGGACTAAATTGTCTTGTGTTGTCTGTATGATTTTTAAATCTGTGTAATTTTCCACTAGCATTATAGTATACACTATACCCAGGGCTCTTGCAAGTTCACAATAGCCATTGTTGTTTAATAGGTGCCAGGGTGTGGGCCAGCTTCTTGCATTCTGCCACAGTATTGAATGATTAACGATTGGGGCTCTAAACCACCAATCGTTAATCAACATCAGCTGTTCTGGTTGTTCAAGTGCTGCTGCTGCTTGCCGAAGACGAACCCAATCAGCAAGTCTTTCTTGGTATGTTGGTGGCCACATTTATGCCAGATGTGCAAGTGAATAGGTCAGTGTGCCGGCAAGTCCGGTGTTGGTTGATGAGTATTCTACAGTGACATCTGAGCCTACCTGTGACACACTCAATGTGACGCCTGTACTGGTATTTTCGCTGAAACTATCATTGAATGTCAGGGTAGCTGATGTGTCAGTAACCACAGTCATGGTACCGTGTCTGTAATTGGTATCACGTGATATTGTGTAGTCCATTCTGAAGGCATGTGTATAGTTGGTGCTGACAACAACCACAGGTTGAGAAGTCTGGTTGTTGGCCACAGCAACTGTTCTGCCAGATTGTCTGGCGTAGCGACCCAACTGTATTAGAGTGCCAGTATCTACCACTCCGCCATTTATTTTCACACGCGGTTGTGTGACAGCATCGGCATCAACTCTGGCAAACATGTCCGAAACACTGACATTGTTGTCATTGCCAAACAGCACAACTGATGTGGTGGGTGCGCCAGTATATTCATTGGCCACATCATAAAACACATTGTAGGCCGACATGTTTAAACTGACATCTTCGTATATGATGCCTTCTGCATATATCAAGTCAAACATGTTGTGTACTGCGCGGAATCCTGTGGCGCCCCCGTCGACAGGTGTACCAACTCCCAACGAAATGCCCTGGTACAAGGTGTCAAATTTTCCGTTGCTGACAGTTACAGACTTGATCTGTTGATCCGTGTCTATGCCATATGTCAGATTTGAAAATTTACATTTGTCAAATGTGATGTTGTTGCAGATCAAACTTGATGTGCTGGCAAATCTTACTCCTGCAATGTTGTCAGAGGCCAGGTTGGCCACAATATTGGCCTGAGTCAATGGACCTAAAAAATTCACACTGTCAAAATAACATTGTGCAGCATCCTCCACAAGAAACACATCTGTGGTTTCAACAGTTTCAAAGGTCATGCTGGAAATTTCAATGTTTTGCGGTGCTGTGGCGCCATTGTTACCAATGTTGACACCTGTCTGTTGCAAGCTGTCGCCGAGCCGAGCCACATATGCGCTCAAACTTGAGATGTCACTGCTGGTGTCAAGAAAGATTGTGGTGCAATCAGCACCCTCACCCACCAGTTTAGCATAGGTGGGAATAACAATACTTTCTATGATTCGATATGTGCCTGCAGGGAAATAAAGGGTGCGCCGACTTTGTGTGTTACTAGCATCCACACAGTACAACTGACTCAAGGCACGATTGATGGCTTCTGTGTCGTCCGTTGATCCATCTCCTGTGGCACCAAAGTCTCTGACATTGGCAAAATCATCCAACTTGGCTTGAACTGTGCGCACAACAGGATCACTTGAAGTTGGCCCTGTTTGAACTGTGTATCCGATTGCTGTGTCTGAATAGATATAGTCACTGAGTGCCAAAATATCTGAAAACTCTGTGAGTATCTCTGTGTTGCCAATAACAGGAGCACCTTCCTGTAAGGTTCCGTTACCGATAAACAATTGACGTGTATCTACTGCATAGCCCAGTTCTGCACCGGCCAATTGCGGTAAGTTTTCTATCAAACCTTTTCGGTTTGTGATGCGGGAGATTTGTACAATGGCCATTAGCGTATACCTATTTGATCAGGTATTTATGCTGTCAGGTAGTAGAGCTCTACACGTTTGATCCATTCGTTTTTCCAGTGTGCAAACTCGGCATCTGTAACTACAAATTCCAAGTACTGCGGGGTCGTATAAGTTTGGTCTTCCAGTAACTTGGGCTGCACAGCCATTAAAATAACGCCTTGGTCGATTTCAGTACCGGTCATTTCGTTGTGTGCCAATGCATAAGCTGCCAACTGCAGGAAGTAGTCCTCAATCCACTCACGTTTTTTAACTCGGTTGCTTTGTTTAAAGTCGATGATTGCAGGCTTACCGTTCCACAGCCCCACACAGTCAGTAGTGCCTGCATATAACCCGCTATAATAAACAGGAACTTCTACACCCCAGAACTCATCAACTTGGCCAAGTCCCCGAAGTATAATTTCAGCTGCCATGAACCACGACGGATGTGCAAATGGGTTGCCGGGCAAGGGTTTTAAATCGTCCATCATCACGTATGTTTCTAAGTAGCTGTGCATACGTGTGCCGCGATTGGCAGCTTCGGTGGTGATTTGCTGTGCTTGCTGTTCACCCACACGTTTCTTCCAATTAGCCAAGGCTTCTCGACTTTCTCGACTTTTGGTTTTATCTAGAATTGTTGTTACGCTGGGAACCTTCTTGCCATTAGGCAAGCAGTAATGTCTTTTGCCGTCGATGGTTTCCCGGCTGAGCGGGGTATAGTTATATCGTTGAGTTATCATACTGTAAAGCTTTCTCCACAACCACATCGAGCTTTTTCATGTTCATTAATAAAATCAAAACCTTCGTTTAGACCTTTGCGGACCCAATCCATTTTCATTCCTGCTAGATAGGGCATGTCTTTGGGGTTGACCCAGATGTCAACCCCATGACAAGTGTAGTTGTCATAGTCTTGTACTGTATGCAGTTGATCAACATATTCTAACTTGTATGCTAGGCCACTGCATCCTGTAGTCCGAACACCAATTAACAGTCCAAGCCCAGTGGGTCGCTGGGCTAGATTGAATTTAACTTTAGCTGCTGCTGCTTCAGTTAGCGTTATCATTTTAGTCCCATCTGCTTGCGGATGTCAGTGCCAGAGATTTTAGTAATTTCTTCGTCAAAGACCTCTTCACCTGATGTATATCCTACTCCGCGACCCCACCCAATGTGTACAATGTTTGGAACAATTTGTATTTCGTACTGTCCTTGATACAATGGATCTAAATCATGACGAATACGTTGTTTGACTTCTTCAAGGCCAAATGGATTGCTGCCCTGCCAGCCCTGCACATCACGGATCTGAATAACAACCTGGCCAGTACGTTCCAGCAAGCGTTCAAACAGGGCACGATGACCTGTGTGCCAGGGTTGCCAACGTCCCAACATTTGTACTGTTTCTTTGCGCCAGTCAAATACAGGACGTCGTTGATCTGCTAAAATATGATCTGCAACAAACACTGACCATTTGGCTGCATCTTGCTCTGTAATACGGAAATCGTATACAGTAGGCGCAATAAATGCCCGGTTGGTGTCCTCAAATCTACCTTGTTCAATAGTGTCCATCCAGATGGTCCAGTCGGCTTTGAAGTTGTTGCGCATTTCTACCAATGGTGCCACAAAGTCACAGATAACATAATCAGCCCGGGAGGCATCAGCTAATTCTCTCATGCGTAAACTTTGACGAATACGACCTGTTTCGCTAAAGTCCCAGTCGTTAAATTTCTTACGTACTTCGTCAGCATTAAACCACTCTACAGCAATGCCGTAGCCTTCATGCTTGATATCTTCAAGGTGATTTTTAAGTGTTGTTGCCAGAGTTGTCTTGCCTGAACCCGGAAGGCCCATAATTAAAATACGTTTGGCCATTAGATTTCCTTTAATGTTTACTTCTGTAATCTGCTATGGCTGCTTTAATTGCGTCCTCGGCCAAGATGCTGCAATGTATTTTCACAGGCGGGAGAGCCAACTCCTCGGCAATAGCCGTATTTCTAATTGTTCCCGCTTGATCAAGAGTTTTCCCCTTGACCCATTCAGTGACCAATGAGCTACTGGCAATCGCACTTCCGCATCCGTAAGTTTTGAAGCGAGCGTCCGTAATAATTCCATCAATGACTTTGATCTGTAACTTCATTACATCTCCGTTAACCGCAAGCGGGAGCACCGACCATGCCGGTTCCCACTTGCGCTATTTCCTCCTTATCAAATGATCCTACATTTCTTGGATTTTCATAATGATCCAAAACTTTTGCTGAATATGCCATATCAATCTCCTATTATAGATTGTACTACGTCCATGGGTTGAAAACTATCCCATTTTTTGCGATTTTCTTCGCCTTTAATAAATTGTACATTCTTTCTGCTGCCAAGTAAAGTAGGATCTATACCTAATTCAAATCCCTGTTGGTGCGGTATAATATGATCAACTTGCCAACTATCTTTATACTTACCTGTTACAGGAACCCATTCGCCGGCTTGTTTCATTTCTTTTAGTGTCCGATAAGTTGCTTTTCTTACCCGAGCTCTGTAAATTTTAAAAAGATCATTACAAGGATTTTTAGGTCTTAAATTATTTAATCTACCATCTTTGTTAGGATTATTAGTAAGCATACGCTGGCGTGCTACTTCATTAGTGCCACCTTTATTCCAACCCCAACCTTTCTTAAGACCGTCTGTATTCTGTTTTGCGTTTTGTTCGTCTGTTAGTTTGTTCCCGGTGTTCCATGGAATGTGACCTGGGCGATTAATAGGATTTTTACAAGCAGTTGAACAATAGTTACCAAATTGGGGTTTAGTCACAAACTCACTGGAGCAGTATAAACAATTTTTAATAAGACCGTATTTGTTTTTCATACAGTTATTTATGTCTTGGTGCTCCAGTATGCGAGTTTAATTATCTATAACACTGACAATTAGCGTCCCAATATAACACAGGAGCCGGACTGTATGGCG